GTTCGACACGCAGACCGCCTCGCGCATGGAGGCCCTCGTCAGGTTCGAGGACAGCATGAGGTGCCACGTCGTGACGCCTCGCTCCACACGCTTCTACGATGAGACGCAGTCCTTCGTGTGGCTTGACGAGAAGCCGCAGGCGAAGAAGAACAAGCATGACGACCTCATCATGGCGATGGCGATCGCCTGCTGGGTGTATCGCACGTACTTCGAGAACTACCGGTTGGCGTTCAAAGCCAACGGAAGCTCCTCGACAGGCCAGAAGCCGCTCTTCGCGTACATCTCGAAGACGACCAGGCCGTTCGCCCCGCCAGGCATGCGGCCAGGCGTGGCTGTTAGCACGACCACGACAAGGCCTGCGATGTCGTCCAACGTCGAGCTTGACTTGGAGCAACTAAAGTGGCTCCTCAGCTGAGAAGAATAGTTACGGGGCGAAGCCATGGCAGACAACCTTGAACCCAACGAGTTGAACGAGATCCGTCGGCAGGTTCGCGCCTGCCTGAAGGAGTACACCGACGGCGCTGTTCCGCCTCCGCCGCGCGTGACGCCTGGCGATCCGCTCCAGGCTGAGGTCCTTCCTCAGGCGAGCAACACACCTCAGCCGGCCACCCTCAAGGTGTCCATCAAGCCTGACGCGACGATCCAGTCCACGGTCGTGGACATCACGAAGGCTGCCGCGTACGGCCTCGAGCGTCTGGAGATCCTCAAGAAGCGTGACTTCCCCACCCACAAGGCGGCGAACGCGGTCTCGACGGCGCTCGACGCGCTCGAGATGATCTTCCAGGACATGCTCAAGAACCCGATGGGTTACCTCGACGAGGACCCGTCTGAGAAGGTCGCCGAGTACGAGAAAGCACTTGATTCCGAGGAAGCGCTGCTCAACAAGGCAAGTCCACTCTGAGCCGGCGTATCTTCTTGGCTTAGAGGACTATGGCCGATCGAAAGAACTCACTCTTTCAGCAGCTCACCCGCCTGTTCAAAGGCTCGGGTCCGCTAGTCAAGCGCAAGATCAAGTCAGTTGACACGCGCGTTGCTCGAGCCGATCCGACCGGCATGAGCAGCGCGTTGCTGCTTTCGAAGACGGCTGCCGGCTTCAACGCTGCCATCGCTGGCGGCGGCGCGTACAACCACCAGGAGCGGCAGGCGCGCCTCCAAGACTACAACGAGATGGACGCGTACGCGCTCGTGAACGCGGCGCTCGACATCTACGCTGACGAGGCTGTGGCGCAGGACGCCAACGGCCGCTCGCTCCACATCCACTCGGACAAGCCGGCCATCAAGGAGAGCCTTGAGGAGCTGTTCTACAACACGCTCAACGCCGAGTTCAACATTCGGCCGTGGACCCGCAACCTCTGCAAGTACGGCGACTTCTACCTCTACATCGACGTGTCGGCTGAGTACGGCGTCATCAACGTGATGCCGATCGCAGTCAACGAGCTCGTTCGCGAGGAGGGTTACGACCCGAACGACCCGCTCGCGTTCCGCTTCCGTTGGACGAACCTCGGCAACCGAGTCCTCGAGAACTGGGAGGTCGCCCACTTCCGCCTCCTCGGCAACGACATGTTCCTCCCGTACGGCTCGTCGATGATCGACGGCGCGCGGAGGACCTGGCGCCAGCTGGTCATGATCGAGGACGCGATGCTCGTCTACCGAGTCACTCGCGCTGTTGACCGCCGCGTGTTCTACATCGACGTCGCAGGGCAGAGCCCCGACGAGATCCCGAACTACATGGAGCAAGCGAAGGCTGCCATCCGTAGCCAAGGAGTCATCGACCGCACGACAGGGCGCATGGACATGCGTCACGCTCCTCTGTCCATCGAGGAGGACTTCTGGATCCCCACTCGCGGCGGCGAAGGCGCGACGAAGATCGACACGCTCCCCGCGGGCCAGAACCAGGCTCACGTTGAGGACGTCGAGTACATCAAGAAGCAGCTCATCGCCGCCCTCAAGGTGCCGGCAGCCTACCTCGGCTACAACGACGCGATCCCCGGCTCATCCGGCCTCGCTCAGGTTGACATCCGCTTCTCGCGCACGGTCAACATGATCCAGCGAACGCTGGTCAGCGAGCTCAACAAGATCGCGATGATCCACCTCTACGCGGCAGGGTTCCGTGGCGACGACCTCACGAACTTCGAGATCCGCCTCAGCAACCCGTCCACGATCGCGCAGCAACAGAAGCTCGACCTGCTTCGCCTTCGCTTCGAGATCGCAGGCACGGCGCCCGTCGTCGGCGAGACGCCGCTTATGAGCGAACGCTGGATGTTCAAGAACGTCATCGGCCTCAACGATCAGGAGATCTTGCAGGTTCGCCGCGAACGCTTGGACGACGCGCGCGCGAAGGGTGCGCTCGAGGCCGCAGGAGCCCTCGCTGGCGACGCCGGCGGTGGAGACGCTGGAGACGCTGGGGACGACATGGAAGCTCCTGACGCTGGCGGCGAGGACGCTGCCGCGGGCGGGCCTGAGCTCGAGACCGCGTCCGACGACAACCGTGGCCAAGGAGACGTCATCTCCGGCCTGAAGGAGGACGACGCGCCCGTCAAGATCGCGCCGGCCTTGAAGAACAGCCTGTACAATCGCCGTCGAGGGCAGCGACGTAAGACGCGCTTCCCGAAGATCAACGACCGGGCCGTCTCTGGTGCGACCGCCGTGCCCTCCATCCCCGAAGGCAAGCAGAACCTGCGTGAAGCGTTCGAGGACCTTTACGAGGAGACGGTCGAGAGCATGATCGGAGGCGACGCGTCCGACAAGAACGAGACGACGCAGACGCAGATCACGGTCAAGCCGACGTTCGGGCTCTCTGAGCTCGGCATGCTTCACAGGCTGGCCGAGAAGAAGAAGATCGCCGCGCCCGCCGCCGACCAGTGGAACACTGAATCCGTGGCCAAGGTGCTTGTCGAGCAGTACTCGCGACCAGCTAAGGTTGACGAGCAGGAAGACCCTCAAGATTTCGAGCTGTACGTCATTGAAGACGGCGCCGAGAAGGTCACTACTTAACGGTGCTCATGAGCGCGCGACGACCCAACAAGAAGCGCAACGCATTGCTGGTGTTCGAGTTCCTTACAAAGGAGGCCTCGAGGCGTGTCGTTGCGGGTGATAACGACGGTGCGAACCGTGTCATCGCCCTTATCAAGGAAGCGTACGCGCCTGGGACGGAGCTCCATCGTGAGCTGCGTCTGGCTCGATCGCTGTACGTGACGAAGGTCTCGTCCCCTGCTGTGGCAGCGCACATCCTCACGGAAGCGCGCAGCCTCTCGAAGTCGCTCAACGGCTTCAAGCTGGACACGGAGAAGACGCAGCTGATCGCGCGCATCGAGCGCGACCTCGATCAGAGCGGCACGCTCTACGAGGACCAGCATCAAGACTACCGCCTGCTCGCCACGATCGGCACGTTGCTGTCGGACTGGCGCGTCGGCACCGAGGACATCGGGCGCGTCGCTCAGTACGAGGACCAGCTGATGGAGCACCTCACGACGACAGCGCCTGCGCCCGTGGTCGAGGAGGAGTCCGCCGACCGCATGAGCGCCGGCGAGCGCCGCGCTCTCATCGCCATCATGTCCCGCAAGCTCGAGGAGAAGTGGGGCAAGGCTCTCACCAAGGAGCAGAAGTCTCTCCTCCGCGAGTACGTCCTCGCCAAGGACCCCAACGCGCTCCTCGATCGTATTCGCGGCATCCGCGAGTCAGCGGTCAAGTGCCTGGACGCGTGCCGCTCGTTGTCTGAGAAGACCGAGTACTTCGTCAGCCGCGTTGACGAATCCAAGAAGGCCATCGCCAGCCACGTCATCGACGAGGTCAACGACGAGACGGTGGGCCTCGGCCTGCTGTACCTCAAGCTCATCTCCGAGGCAACGGACGAGGAACAGCGATGAACGAGAAGAAGCTTCTCACCACCTTCCTTCCCCTTGAGGTGGACGTCAAGTCCATCAAGGAGAACCGCGAGATCAACGGCGGCAAGATCGTCCTGCGAGGCGTGATGCAACGCGCCGACGCCGTCAACCAGAACGGCCGCATCTACCCACGCGCGATCCTCGAGCGCGAGGTCGAGAACTACCAGAAGTTCGTGCGCGAGCGTCGCGCCCTTGGCGAGCTCGACCACCCGACGGCGAGCGTCGTCAACCTTCAGAACGCCTCCCACATCGTGACAGAGATCCGCTGGGAAGGCGACGCGGTCATGGGCAGCATCGAGCTGCTCAGCACGCCGATGGGCAAGATCGCACAGAGCCTCGTTGAGGACGGAGTCAAGCTCGGCATCTCGAGCCGCGGCGTCGGATCCACACGTCAGCACGGCGACTACGACATGGTCGAGGACGACTTCATGCTCCTCTGCTTCGACCTCGTGAGCGAGCCGTCCACTTCGGGCGCCTTCATGCTGAAGGAGGGTCGGGTCTCCGATCCGCGCGCCCACATGAACAAGACCGACCGCATCGATCGCGTCTTGACGGACATCCTTCACTACAAGAAGTGAGCGTCCACCCAAGGTTTTTCGCGCGTCCGCGGACAGGTGCTGCGGAAGGCACGGATCTATTCTGAAACTGGCTAGTACGTAACGTCGAGGAAGACGCCGCCGCATGCTCAACAACCCCCGCCCTGGATTCAACTCCGCGCCTGAGTACATGGTCTCGGGCATCCCTCACGCCGTGAGCGGCTCGGCGACGACGACGCCCACGGTCATCGAGTTCCCGAACGTCACGCGCGCGGTCACGGTGGCAAACAACTCGGCCGCAGGCACCGTCCTCCGGGTCGGCTTCACGCAGAACGGCGTGAACCTCACGAACAACTTCCCGCTCGACGGGAAGCAGACTGTTCGCCTCGAGGTTCGCGTCCGCGACCTGTGGGTGCGTTCCGAGGCCGGCACCGTGAACTACGGCGTCGTCGCGGAGCTCACCGCCATCGAGCGCCGGCAGATGCTCCCGCTCACTGGCTCCGTTGACACATCGACCTACTCGGGTCAGCTCGCTGCGACTGGCTCGCTCGTGTTCCCGGGTGTGGGTTGATCGTCCTACGACCGGATCCTCGCCTCAAGCAACCGTGTCGTGAGGTGGTCGCGTCCGACCACGCAGGCTTGCCTGCCCTAGTCGAGAAGATGCTCGAGGAGATGTACTCCCACGAGGGTGTCGGCCTCGCCGCGCCTCAAGTGGGAAAGAGCGTTCGCTTGGTCCTCGTGGACGTCTCGTCCGGCGAGAGCAAGTCGGCCTTGCGGGTGATGATCAACCCCGTCGTGACTTCCATGTCTCCGGAGACGGACGTTCGACCTGAGGGTTGCTTGTCCCTTCCGGGGGAGCTGTTCCACGTTCGACGCTCACTGAGCGTCAAGGTTCGGTACCTGAACCCGCGCTTGAGCACGGTCGAGGATGAGCTCTTCGACATGGAGGCTCGCATCTTCCTCCACGAGCTGGATCACCTTTCTGGCATCTTGATCAGCGACATCGGAACGAGAGCTACATTTAGGCCTCGTGAAGATCGGTAAGTCGCAACTCAAGGCACTCATCAAGGAATGCCTCGTCGAGATCCTCGCCGAGGGCCTCGGCAACAACATCACGGAGGCTGTCGCGGCAGCTCCTCGTGGTCCACGTAACCGCGACGTGGAGCCTCTCCCCGGTCAACGCGCCGCCTCAACACGTGCGCCGGCTGACCCCTACGCTGGCCGCAAGCGAGCGTTGGACGAGACGCGCTTCACCCCGCAGCACACCCCGCCGCCTCCGCCTCCAGCGGTGGCAGCGCTCACGCGTGACCCGGTGATGGCTGCCATCTTCGCGGACACCGCGCAGACCACGCTCGTCGAGCAAGCTCGCGGAGTTGCCGCTGGCGACATGGCGTCCCAAGCCGCAGCGCGCGTTGACCCAACGCAGATGTTCGACGAGGCGCAGATCGACAAGTGGAACGAAGCGGCCTTCAAGCCCGCACGTCCAAGCTTGCACGGCGCTGGCCTCCCTGCTGACTTCCTCCACGAGCTCACCAAGGGTGGATGACCTCCGTCCCGTGGTTCCGTCACGGTCGTAAGGAGACCAAGCGGTGGCTGCGTCGCGCTCGTCGCAAGAAGCATCCATGCATCGGCGAGATCGTCGAAGCGTACGAACGCTGCGTACGTAAGCAACGCGTGCGCGACGAATTGAAACCTCACTCCCGAATGTTCCGGGAAGGTCACTAGTTAACACGCGAGGTCCGATACCAATGAAGATTCGTTACAGCCAGCTCAGGAAGATCGTTGTCGAGGAGATGAAGAACCTCGGCATCCTCCCCCTCACCGAGGAGGAGCTCAAGTCCGTCGAAAGCACCAAGGCCAAGGAGATTGAGCCGGGTGACGAAGCGGACACCCTCGAGAAGGAAGTGGATCACGTGAAGGCGCTCAAGATCAAGGAAGCGAAGCTTCTGAAGGCGCTCGGTGAGACACGTTCGCAGATCCGCAAGACGGCTGCGAAGAACAGCAAGTGAACTGAAGGGATCACGTCGTGGCAGGACAGGCAAAGTACACAAACTACGCGCCCGTCCAGAAGGACCTCACTTCTGGCGGATCGACGCCGCCCCACCTGGGCAAGGCGAACTACACCCTGCTCAACACGTTGTTCGGGACGCGTCCCGACGTGATCCCGCTCACCAACGATCCGGCCGCGTTGCAGCCGATCATGGTTCGGGCGAACACGCTGCTCAACCCCGCGAAGGCGGACGCAGACCCCGTGTGGTTCCCCAAGGGTGTCTACCTCAACTTCCTCAATCCGGATCCGACGATGCAGGCGCCTGACGTGCCGAACATCAACGTGAGCACGCTTGGCCCTGGCGGCCCGGCGAACCCGTACTTCCCGAACCTGACGTCCACAGACACGTCCGGCGCGGGCAACACGGATCCTGTCACGGCGCTCCCGCTTGGCGTGAACGACGTTGACCCAACCCTCGTGCTTGGCTCGGACAACGGCACAGCCGTCCCGTCCACCACGTCGCTCAACATGTTCCAGGGCAACCAGCTTCCCGCGTCGCTGCTCCCTGGTTTCCGTCCTGGCAGGACGCTCCCTGAGAGGTGATCGAAGTGTCCACGAAGACAGTTTACGACGAGGCGATCGCCGACGTCAAGAAGTTGAAGGAGCTCGCTGAGCAGCGCGCTCGTGACGCCGTCCTGGCGAAGGTCGAGCCGCGCCTCAAGCAGCTCGTCGAGCAGCAGCTCTTCGAGGAAGGCGACGATGAAGATCTCGAGGAGACGTCCGCCGTTGGCGCTGGCGCGATCCAGGGACACATGGACCCCACGGCTGAGACCGTCGAGGAGTCCGATGACGAGACGCAGTACGAGGTGACTGAAGGCACGGAGCTCGCTGAGCTCGCGGACTTCACGCGCCCCGTCAGCGACGACAGGTTCGTCGCGTCGGTCTACCGCTTCCAGGAAGACGTTCAGCGTCTTGTGGTTGCGGATCGCAAGGAAAAGCTTGCAGAGTCGTTCTCTTCCAAGGTGGAAGAGGCAATCTCGAAACTTGAAGATATGTACGCTTACCTGAGGGAGTCCTACGTCGGCAACGACAAGGACGAGCTCGAGGCAAAGCTGGAGAAAGGTTACGGCTTGGTCAACGCCGTCAAGGAGTCAACGATGAAGATGCGTGATTTGCTGAACGAGGAAGATCTCACCGTAAAGATCAACAATCTTCCCGATGGGGTCGATCCGGATGCGATCACGATCGACGTGGTCCAGGACGAGGATCCGATGGCGGGCGATCCGGCGGCGGCTCCGGCTGCTGACCCGATGGCTGCGGCTCCCCCGGTCCCGACGGCCGAGGGCGACGAGATGGATGAGGAAGACGAAGTCCTCGAGATCTCCGAAGCCGATCTGAAGAACGAGCTCGCTCGCCTCCGCGGCCTCCGCGAGGGTGACGCTGCTCCGCCCGCGACCAAGGGTCACGGCGCTGGCAGCACGCTCGACGACTTCGGCGACGCCGACAGCGAAGGTCACCCCGGTCCCAAGGGCACCGCGGACGGCGACCTCGAAGACATCACTGAGTCCGATGAGGAAAGCGACGTCAAGCTCGAGGGTGCGCGCAAGCGCCTCGCTCGCGCCGCGAAGCGCCTCTCTGAGGCTCGCGACACCGAGCGCGAGGATTTCGCCCGCGCCATGTACCGCAGCGCCGTCAAGGCGTACCGCGAGGCTCGCACGACTCTCTCTGAGTCGGCCAAGCCCGCCACCAAGAAGGTTTCCGCTCCCGCCGCTTCGAATACGGCGACGAGCAAGGAGCTCGCTGAGTCGAAGTCCAAGGTCACCAAGCTGACCAAGGAGCTCGAGGAAGCGCAGCTTCTCAACGCCAAACTGATCCACGCGAATAAGCTCCTGAGGCTCGAGGGTCTCACCAAGGCACAGCAGGCCATGGTGATCGACAGGCTCGACGAGGCCCGGAACTTGCGAGAGGTGAGGCTCATCAGCGAGAACATCAAGGCTGTCCTCGCTGGCAGCAAGGGCTCGGTCAACGAGTCCGCCACGCGGCGCCCGTCGGGTTCCGCTTCCCGTGCGGCCAAGTCTGGCGCGGCGTCTGCAGAGCCCCTCACCGAGGGTCTCGAGACGGCACGTTGGGCGACGCTCGCGGGCCTCAAGTGATCCAAGAGACGTTGTACTAGGAGTTTGCAATGAAGAGTTTTGATAAGAGCGTGCTGTTCGAAGGCATTCGTGAGCGGCACATGGGCACCGAGCGCAAGCGCTTGGTTGAGAAGTGGACCAAGACCGGTCTCCTCCGCGGGCTTGACGGCCAGCGGCGCGAGGACATGGGCCAGCTCCTGGAGAACCAGGCGGCTCAGCTCCTCCGTGAGTCGAACTCGCTCACCACGGGTGGCGGGTCGATGACCTCGAGCGGTCAGATCCAGGGCTTCAGCACGATCGCGTTCCCGATCGTCCGTCGCGTGTTCGGTGGCCTCGTCGCCAACGAGCTCGTGAGCGTGCAGCCGATGAGCCTCCCCGCGGGCCTCATCTTCTACCTCGACTACACGTACGGCTCGAACGTCGGCGGTGACGCAGGCTTCGGTCTGTCGAGCGCTTCGACGCAGAACACGTACACGCGTGGCCAGTCCATCTACACCAACCCGGTCGGCAAGGGCATCCGCTCTGGCTCGCTCGAGGCGGGTGGCATGTACGACCTCGTCGGTGGTGGCTTCTCGCGCACGCACCAGCAGACGTCCGCCGTCTCGATGTCGAACGACAACATCGGCGCGTTCACTGGCGCGTCGAACGCGTGGTCGGTCGGCGGCCGCGTCCAGACGGTGACCTCGTTCACCGGCTCGAACGCTCGCTTCGCGGGCTTCGACTCGCAGGTTGAGGCTGACCTCAGCAACAACCTCCTCGACTACTGCTTCGTCCACGTCCCGGTCTCGCAGGTCACCACTGCGCTCCCGAACGCGGACCTCATCGCGGTTGACCAGATCGCGGTCTTCGGCTTCGGCGCCGGCAACGGCGGTGGCTCGACAGCGTGGGGCCAGAAGTACCAGGCTGGCGCGGGCGTCCTGAACCTCCGTCGCCACACCAAGCGTGGCACGTGGGACGGCACCTCGTTCACCCCGGACGCGATGGCGGGCGACCACATCCAGTTCGTCGTGAAGCTGTCCAACGGCGGCGCGATCCCCTCGGGCACCGCGAACCTCAAGCTGACGGCCTCGGTCGTCGTGACTGACCAGCTCTCGGTTGACTCCTCGAGCGGTGCGACGCTGACCCTCCCGTCCTTCGAGACGGACTTCGGCGGAACCCCGTCCCCGGCAATCCCCGAGATCGACATCAAGATCGAGTCGATCGCCATCACCGCTGAGAGCCGCAAGCTCAAGGCGAAGTGGAGCCCCGAGCTCGCTCAGGACCTGAACGCGTACCACTCGATGGACGCTGAGGTCGAGCTCACCCAGATCCTCTCGCAGCAGATCGCCCTCGAGATCGACCGCGAGGTCCTCGTTGACCTGCTCACGCAGGCCTCGGGCGCGAACATGTACTGGAGCCGCGCTCCGGGCAAGTTCGTCAACAAGCTCACGGGCGACCCGGTCTCGCTCGCCTCGAGCCTCTCGATCGGCCCGTCCTTCACCGGCACGGTCCGCGAGTGGTACGAGACGCTCATCGAGACGGTCATCGACGTGGCGAACGTCATCCACCGCAAGACCCTCCGTGGCTCGGCGAACTTCATGGTGTGCGGCCCCGACGTCGCGACCATCCTGGAGAACTCCTCGATGTACCGCGCGAAGGTCTCGATCGACGGCGACGGACAGGCGTCCTCGGTGTTCTCGGTCGGCTGCGAAGCCATCGGCTCGCTGACGAACCGCTTCACGGTCTACAAGGACCCGTACTTCCCCCGCTCGAAGATCCTCGTGGGCTTCAAGGGTGGCAGCTACCTCGAGACCGGCTACGTGTACGCCCCGTACGTCCCGCTCATCGTCACCCAGACGATCTACGCGCCTGAGGACTTCTCGCCCCGCCGCGGTGTCATGACCCGGTACGGCAAGAAGATGGTCCGCTCCGACTTCTACGGAACGGTCAGCATCCTCGACATGTCGACCATCTGATCGCGAACGGGCTAGCTCGCTAGCCTGAAGACTGAGAGCCACCGAAAGGTGGCTTTCGTCGTTTAAGGGTCTACGTTCGTGAACGTGGAATACGTCGTGTTCGTCCACTGTAAGGAGCCAGAGATCCGCATCTTCTTTGAGGATCACTACATTGGGCTTTGGGAGGGAGAGGTCGAGATCCGCGACTACGGTCACTGGGATCGCGCGAAAATGTTAGCGGAACACGTCCGTTGCGGGTGGGATCAGTATTGAAGCTACCTTCGCGTTCGTGACCCCCAAAGCTGCCTTCGCGAAGCTCGTCGAATCCATCGACACATACGACCAGTCCATCGGCCTCTCAAAGGACCAACTCTACTACCTCGGCCTACAGCCATGGGGGAACGAAGAGGTGGACGGCATGGAGACAGACAAGGAGCTCTGGCTGTTCCCGTTGTCTTTCTACGACCACATCCCTGCCGGGTTCCCCATCGTCTTCATCGACTGGGAGAAGGGCTTCTTCATGCCCAAAGTCACCGACAACGACACGCGTTTCGGCTACCTGGCGTTTGGCATCCTCGGCACACTGAAGCAGTGAAGAGTTACGGTGTCGGCTCTGCGGCCGTAGCGTCAGGGACATGAACATCCCGGCCGTCGTCCTCTCGGAGGCGCATCAGACCCCCATGAACGAGGACGAGCCGACGCTCCCGAGCACGGAGGTGTCGAAGCTCTGGCGGCAAGCGGCGCAGGAGTTGTCGCGGAAGCTGATCGACTGCGCGCGCATCAAGCAGCGGTGCTACGACGTCCTCGACACGAAAGGCGCGCAACGAGCCTACGTCCTCGTGAACGAGCTCGCCGGGCTGATCCGTGTCCTGGAC